ACCCTCAAAAGATACTATCATCACTAAAAAATATATCTAAAAATTCTAACATTAAATATAGAGAGAAAGTTGAATATAACAAAAGAAATTCACTTGATTGGAAAGGTAACCCTAAAAAGTAATGGCTTTATATTCGTTTCACTCATACAAAGAAATAAGATATGGCTGGTAAGCCAAAATCAAAAGTGTTCTGTCAAGCTATAACTAGAGCAAGTATAAGATTGGGTAAGCCTAGAAATTGCCTCGCTAAAGGCTTTATGTGTAAAAATGGTATGTATTTTTGTAGATTTCATGGCTATAATAACATATTAGGATTTCAAAAACCTAATTACACACATGATACAAGAAAAAAACAACTCAGAAAACTTAAACAATTCAAAGACCTTAGCGAAGAAACCTTTAACACCTACTATGAAGAAAAACTTAGACCTAGAATTGAAAGTAAAAGAACATCTGCCTACCATAATAGATTCCTTAATAGAAGGAAACACACTTACTCATTGTATAGAATCCAAAATCACAAATCCAATGGGGATCAACTTAGGGAAGTTTTACAACATCTTAAAGAAAAATCCAGAACTTGAAAGCCAAGTATTAGATGCAAGGCGTTTAGGAATTCAAACCTCTATTGATAGACTTCTTGAAATTTTTAATCATCAAGAACTTGAAAATCCAAACCAAATCCTTTGGATAACCAGAAAAGCTGATTTTGTTAAGTGGATAGCTGGTAAAATTACTGATTTGTATTCGGATAATAAGATACAAAATGTTAAGACAGACCAATCTATTAAAATAAGCTGGGAAGATAATTCTGATAATTTAATTGATGTAAACGCTGAGGATATTCCAACGTCTACACCAGATAAAAGTTAATATTCTATTTTTGCTTTAAAGGTTATCTCTATTTCTTTATAGGGATTTCTCATTACTGCATGTCTAACTTCACAAGCTAATTCTTCTAAAGTTGTGTAGTCATATTCATGTATAACCTTTTTAGAAAAAATGGGTGTTTTGTATTTTACATATTTTTTCTTTTTGTCGTTATACTTTCCATCTTCTGTTGATATTTCGCTTATCTTTAGTTTTTCGTATGTTATCATTGTTTTCCCTTTGTTAGCTTTAGTTGTTTTTGTTTTGCTAGTCGTATATTTTCTAAAGTAAGTTTTATAAGGTGCATTACATAACCTGATATTACTTCCCCTTGAAAATTCTGTTGTGTTAATTGTTTAGTTGTCATTTATTCCCCTTTCTTTATATTATTATCATTATTAAAATTGCAATTAATCCAATAATTACAATGGTTTTCACAGTTTCTTTTCTAATTACTTTACCTAATAATATCATCAAATCCCCTTTTTTTAGGTTTAATATAATTATGAATTAATAAGCATAACCCAAATAATAATATTACTTTTATTTCTATTGGCATAATTTAACCCTCCATTGTATTAATTATTTTAAAATCACTTAAAGAACATTCCATATTATCCTTTCTGCTTGCTCGCTTGTTGATTAAACATAAAACTTTTATCTTTATTAAATAGTAAGGTATCTAAACCATAGCCACAAATAGCAATAAAAGTTAAATTTATTAATTCTTTATTTTCTTTTGTTTCATTTACATACCTTTTACAAATACTATCAAAGGTGTAATCATCATCATTGTCCATTGCTGATTGAAACCTAGCAAACGCTAGTTTATCATCTATTGTCATAGTATCCCCTGTGTTAGTTGGTGTAAGCTAAACAAAACCATTGCTACAGTTACAGCAACCATAAATATAAAGCCTATTGTAAACAGTATTATTTTTTTCATATTATCCCCTTTTAGTTATGATTTATTATTTAATAAATCTCTAAAGGGTCTATAAAGACCCCTTAAAGTTTTATTATTTTAATTTTCTTTTTAAAGTATTGACAGCTTTTTTATAACTGTCATTAGGATTATAATTATTGTTAGGTATTATTTTTTCTAACTCACTTTTTTTACCTTTAATTATATCCCCTGCATTTATTGTTATTGGTTTAATATGTCCATGATCTAAACCATATTGTATAAAACCATTTTTAAAGTTATTCATTTTTTATATCCCTTTGTTAGTTGTTATTTATTTATATTAATTATCTTTTTTGTATATGTCAATATTAATTATGGTCTTTAAAATCTGGAGCAATTAAACCATATCCACCCCAATCTTTACTTATATTTTTATCTTTGCTAAAATCTTCAAAGAATTTCAAAGCATAACCACGAGCATCAGTATTTAAAAACATATTAAAAGTATTTGTTTTTAATATTTTAGCTACCTTATCAAGTATTGAATTGCTTTGTTTTTCTATATCGCTTAAATCTCCATTACAATAATCTAAAGCTAATTTATGAGCTTTATTCTCTAATCTAAATAATTGCTTACAAAGTTTAACGCTATCAATATCTAGGTTAAAAATAGCTTTTAAATTATCTCCATGTTTTTTTATTCTTTGGTTTAGTATTTCTTTATTCATTGTAGTTCCTATTGTTAGTTGTTTATATCTTAATTGTATATTATTATATATTGGTGTCAACAGTTAATTTAAATTATCTTTTAGAATAGTTCTAAAATAGATTATGTTGTATATTTACAACAGTTGTAATTATGCAACAGTTAATAGAAGTTAAAAGAATAATAGTTATTAAAGTATATGTTGAAATAATCCTATCCTAATATATAGACAAACTTTTTTTTCTCTACGAGTTAATGAACGGATAAGATATTAATCAAGTACCAATCAAATTAAAAGATTAAATAACTTTATTACCGATAACGTTTTATTATCACTAATACAAAAAAGATATATATATAGAGTGTGGACCATCTTTTTGAAACCTTACCCCCCCTATACCCCCACAAATTGATACACTTTTATTATATATATATACATGGATAATTTTCACAGACACACAGACAAACACTCACAAACAACCCACCCCCTTTTTTCCACGCTTAACTGAAATTTTTTTGTTTTATTATTTTTTAAATACACTAAATGTAGTATATGGATTACTTTCACTCAGACGATTTAGAATCTATCTGCTATATTGAAAAAAAAAACAACAATGTAGTTATTAAGTTCTTTGGCTTTCCCAATGAACTTTCCTCAGAACTATTCTCATCTTACGTTATGAACAGATTGGGATTTGATTATATACCAAATGATGTGTCTCCTAGTAGAATGATCCACTAATTATGATGAAATATATTGACGACATAAGATTTAAAATAGAATTGTTCTGTATAGACCATCCTTTATTTGTTGCTTTTAGTATTGGGTTTATTTTAGGTGGATTAATATTCTCCTAATATGGATATTAAAATACCCTATACACCTCGAAAACACCAAAGCTATTTACATCAACAAATAGATAAGAACAGATGGAGTGTACTTGTCTGCCATAGAAGGTTTGGCAAAACAGTATGTATGATTAATCATCTGATTAGGTCAGCATTACTGTCCAAACTAAAGAACCCAAGATTTGCTTACATTGCACCAACCTTCAAACAAGCAAAGAGTATTGCTTGGGATTACATGAAACAGTTTACAGATAAGATCCCTTATATAAAATTTAACGAAACAGAACTTAGAGTTGATTTACCTAATGGCTCTCGTATCACCTTGCTAGGCTCAGATTCTCCAGATGGATTAAGAGGAATATATTTAGATGGCTGCGTAATTGATGAGTATGCTAATGTTAATAGTAAGCTATTTCCAGAAATCATTAGACCAGCATTATCAGATCGTAAAGGTTACTGTGTCTTTATTGGTACACCTCAAGGTATGAACAATAACTTCTATGAATTATATCAACACTCACAAGGAGCAGAAGATTGGTTTAACTATAAAGCTAAAGCATCAGAGACTAAAATTGTAGATCCAGATGAGTTGGTTAAAGCAAAAGAAGTGATGGGTGAAAAGAAGTACAACCAAGAATTTGAATGTGATTGGATAGCCAACATTGAAGGAGCAGTATATGGAGATGTTATAGCAAAACTGGATGACCAGAAGCAACTAACAAGAGTACCTTACGATCCTGCACTACCAGTATCAACAGCATGGGATTTGGGGGTTTCAGACCATAGTGCTATTATATTTTACCAGCAACTTGGAAGATCAATAAACATTATTGACTACCATGAAGAGAGAGGTCAAGGTTTACCTTATTACATACAGCTTATTAAAGAAAAAGAATATGTCTACAAGGATCACTATGCACCACACGATATAGAAGTTACCGATTTTGGTAATGGCAAAACCAGGAGAGAGGTCGCCTATCAATTAGGTATAAGGTTTAAAGTCGTACCAAAAATTCCACTAGAGGATGGCATCCACGCAACCATGATGACTTTGCCTAGATGTTGGATTGACGTAGACCATTGCAAAAAGTTAATAGATGCGTTAAGACATTATCACAGGAAGTATATTGACAAAAATAGAATGTTTAGAACTAAGCCTGTACACGATTGGAGTTCACACGCTTGTGATGCTATGAGGTATCTTGCGGTTGGATTACAAGAAATAAATACTAGACAAACTGCTCCACAACATATAGCAGAGAATAGTTACAGGATTATATAATTATGGGTTTTTTAAAAGCACCAAAAATGCCAACACTACCACCAGTTCAACCTTTGCCAGAACCTCCTAAATCTGAGGTGTCTGCCGAAGAAAAAGAAAGAATTGCAAAAGAACAGGCAGCAGTAGAGAGAAAAAGAAGAGGTCGTAAATCAACAATACTAACTTCCCCATTAGGCATTGAAGAAGAAGCTACAACAGAAGATAAAACTTTACTAGGATCATAACATGGAAATATTAAGAAGAATTTTTAAAATAAAACCAAAAGCAAAAGCAAAAAAAGAACCAGAAAAAAAAAGAACTTACACTAAATTAAAAGATCATGGTACAGATATATCTTTTGAAAACGAAGTTAAAAAACCTGTAGCAAAAGAAACTAAAGAAACAAAATCAAGTTTAACTTTTGGAGATTAATTATGGGTAGTAATGGAGCAAGAGGAGGTGGATCAAATAGATACGAACCACCTAAGAAAAAAAATATAATTCAAAAAGCAGCAGAACTTTATATGAAAGCATCTCCTGTTGTTAATATTATTAAAGGTATATCAACTGGAATTAAAAACGAAAAAAATTTAAGAGAACAAAAAAAAGTAGACGCTTTAGGTGGAGAAATGCTTACTAGAGAAAAAAAAATTTTTAAAGGAAGTGGTGATGGTCCTAGTAATATAAATAATAACAATTCAAATGTAATAGTACCATTAATAAATGCTACAACAAGTGCGGCAGCAATAGCACCAACTATAGCAGAAGTTTCTCAAAGTTCAGCAACTGATGCAACAGATACTACATTAGTAGAAGATATTGCATTAAAAAAGAAAAAAACAAAAGCAACAGGAAGATCAATGACAATATTAACATCATCAAAAGGTGTAACTTCAAATGAAGGTTTAACTTTAGGCAAGAAAAGTTTATTAGGATCATAATGGCAAAAACAGATTTAACTAAAGATTTATTATCAAGGTTTGATAGACTTGAAGGTCAAAGACAAAACTGGGAAACACATTGGCAAGAAGTTGCAGATTATATGCAACCTAGAAAAGCAGATGTAACTAAACAAAGAGCCAGAGGTGATAAAAGAATGGAGTTGATATTTGATTCTTCTCCAATACAAGCAGTAGAATTATTAGCAGCATCACTACATGGTATGATGACCAATCCATCTACTCCTTGGTTTACCCTAAGATTTAAAGATACAGAAGTTGAGAACGAAGATGAAGCAAAAATTTGGTTAGAAGAAGCAACCGCTGCAATGTACACCGCATTTAATAGATCAAACTTTCAACAAGAAATTTTTGAATTGTACCATGACCTAATTACATTTGGTACTGCGGCAATGTTTATTGAAGAAGATGATGATGATATAGTTAAATTCTCAACAAGACATATCAATGAAGTTTTTATTGCAGAGAATGATAAAGGTAGAGTTGATACTATATTTAGAAAATTTAAAATTTCAGCTAGAGCAGCAATACAAAAGTTTGGTGAAAAAGTTTCAAGTGATGTTCAAGGAATATTTAAAAAAGATCCTTACCAAGAAATAGAAATACTACACGCAGTTTATCCAAGATCAGATTTTAATCCTAAGAAAAAAG